CGCAGTTGACTACTGCGCGCACAGGTTCTAGAGCCACTCACGTGGCTTACGATGTCTATTCACCGTCTTGATAGTTGAAAGGAGAAGCGTATGCTAGTCCCGTACGTCGGTACACAGTGGGATTGTCCCAGCAGCCGATACAATGGCCAGCTGTATGTCAATCGCCGCAATAACCGTACTGCCTCAACACGCCGGAATAAACCCCAGGGTGTTGACAAGTTGTTTTCTCCTACCGCATGCGGAGCCCATAATCAAAGTAGCTACAATGATTCACTAGCTACAATGGGTTTCCAAACTACGTGTAATGGCGTTAAAGTAACACGCCACGCAACGAAGAGCGGGTATAACTATGGTGGTGGGGTCTCTGATCCCACGCCTTCCACGTCTTATTGCCCAGCAGTTCGCATGAACCAGCTGTTGGCAAAGATTAAGAACGAGAAAGTGAACTTAGGTTTGATGTCTGCAGAGTATCGCAAAACGGCATCTGCCTTCGTCCAAGCAGTAAATCGCATGGTCGAGATACATCGTGCAATAAAGAGACTTAAACTCAATCCACTCCGTAAACCGCCCAATCCTGGGCGGCGTGTGACCAATAATGTAGCACATCAGCTACCAAAAGGATCACAACAGAGTCGTGATTATCTTCTAGTACGTTATGGGCTATTGCCCACCGTACAAGATATGGTAGGTGCACTCGAAGTATTGTCTGAGGGGGCCGCGAGGCCTTTAATCTCTCGCAAAACTAAGAATGCGTCGTCGACTTATACCACTACCAACGGTATAAATCAGACCTACTATCCAGGGCACTATCGTTATTTCGATTATGAAAACACGAGTAAGCTTATTGCTTATGTGCAATGGAATCCACAGGATATATCCAACCAGATAAACCAGTTGGGTCTCTCTAATCCGTTAGCTTTGGCTTGGGAATTAATCCCTTACTCTTTTGTAGTCGACTGGTTAATACCCGTCGGGGAGACGCTTGGTTCGCTCGATGCACTGAACGGATCTTCACGTCACTCATGTACTACCACGAAACGCGCAACTGTAAAGATGCGCAGCTCGTTTCCTGGCTCCTATAGGGGTCGGGCGTATAGCCGCGCAGTCACGGTGTTAACACCGTCTCTGCCCGGATATAAGAAGAGTTCGTCTGCGATTCACATCGCTGACGCTTTAGCCTTGCTAACAAAACATAAACTTTGATTCTTAACCAAGGAGTACAACATGTCCCAGGTAACTGGTGCTATCACTCTCGCCGACGGTCAAGCGACCCCGGCTAACATTGCCTTCAATCCTGAAGCGATTACACCCGCATTGTCCACCTTCGTGGACCGTAGCTCTGGCATTTCTATGAGCTATCGCCGCCTGTCAGTGCGCTGGGAACCGAATAAAGGCACAACTGGTTCGCGTTACTCACGCAATCAGTTCAATGTGTCTTACCCGGTTTACGGCGTATTACCATCTGGAGCAAGCGGTGTGAAATACACACTGCGTGCCAACGTTACGTTGGATCTCCCTGATGGCTGCACCGATGCCGAACGCAAGGACATCTACGCTTTCGCGAAGAACGGCCTTGCCAACGCGTTGGTGACTGGCGCTCTACGTGACTATGACCCGATGTACTGAGTCTAACTCACATGAGAAGGCGGATGCCTCAGCAACGTCGTGAGACGCCCAAAGCTGCTGGAAAGCAGCTTCAGCTGAGTACTCAAGTGTTTAAGCTTGAGATAGGTGCTTTTCTCCGGATTTGCGAGGGTATAGATACCCCTCGCTCGCTGGCATGTTATCTGCTTGCAAAAGCAGGTGAGTGGAAGCAGTACGTCGATCTTCCGGCCGTAGACAGTGATACTAGCTTAACCTTTAAGGATGACTACCTTGTCAGCTCTATAATGCTCAAGAATCCACGCCTACCTTTAGGTGTTGACTTGGAGCAAGCTGCGAGGGAGAAGTTCTTAGAGAGCGAAGTGCTCTGTAACGAAACTAATCGTCGTTTCTCGTCTTTGTATACGAGGGGTACGACTATGTCTCCTGAAGATATAGCCTGTGTCTCACGTGTACGTGACTTAGTGTACAAGGTCTTAGGACCTTTGACACCTCGTCGGTTAGAAGCCTTACCTGCGCGATGCAGGTTTGGGCCGGGTGCCACTAGTAACTTAAGTGGCACTGACGTACTACTATCAAGAAAATACACACATGGAAATCATGTGACACCTAAACTATGTAGTCTGCTCCCGCTGTTACGCGGCCCGCATTTCGTGGATGAGAAAGTGGAAACACTAACTCATAGCAGTCTACTTTTCGTTCCCAAGAATGCTAAAACCCATCGGTCTATCTGTATCGAGCCACACTGGAACATTTATGTGCAGCTTGGTATAGGAAGTATGATCCGAGAATGTTTAAACAGACTTGGCTTAGATGTCAACAATCAGGAACGCAACCGTGCCTTAGCTCAACGAGCGCAGGCCGATGGCTTAGCGACCGTGGACTTGTCCATGGCCAGCGATACCATTGCGTTCAGTGTAGTAGAGTTTTTATTACCTCCTGATTGGTTTCATCTGTTACAGTTAGCCCGCACACCGTCCTATAAAGACGGCGAAGTGATCCGTCCACTGTCGAAGTTTTCATCGATGGGGAACGGCTACACTTGGGAGCTTGAAACGCTCATATTCTACTGCATAGCCTTGGAGGCTACCGGGCAAAATATGCTAACTGTGACCGATATCGGTGTCTATGGGGATGACATCATTATCCCTTCTAGATTTATACACCGGTTGAAAGAGATCCTGACCTTGTTCGGGTTCAGGATGAACGTCTCTAAGTCGTTCTGGCAAGGACGATTCAGAGAGAGCTGTGGAGCAGACTTTTTAGACGGCACTGACGTTCGCCCTATCTTCTTCAAGAAGGACAAATATCATGACATTTACGAAGCTGCTACTCACATGGCTAATGCGATTCGTCTTTACTCTCATAACGCTGGCCATTGCAGTTACTGCGATGGCCGGCTTTTTCGCGCTTGGATTTTCCTTGCTCGCGAAAGCAGAAAAGGTGGTAACACCTACCTTTCTGCTGGGAGTGGAGACGACGGCCTCATCTGCAACTTCGATGAAGCCCGCCCTTCAAAAGGGCGCAGAGTCCGCCGTATTAAACGACGGGGTTGGGAAGGCTGGAGGGCTAAAGTTTTCTATCGAAGACCTATACCCGCCAGCAATTCCGACCCCTACGGACGGTACCTTGCTGCGTTAGACCAACGGGAGAACGCTGTTGATACTCTAACAGCGTTCGTCGACAGCATACGCCTGGCTCATAAGGCCATTCCTTTTGAACCTCAACTTACAACAGAAGAGGTCCTTAGGGGACGTGTGCGGTCGCCCGTGCTCAGAACCGTACCGGTAACAAACTGGTACGATTTAGGTCCTTGGGTGTAAACCCAAGGTTTATCTGGCTGAACTAGCCAGTGGAGAGCCTGCGAAGGTTCACAAGCGGAAC